GGTAATTGGACAGCGCAGTATTTGTTTAGCGACAACCAATCTCAAATAGGGTAATAAAGGCACTGTATGGCTACACAAAGAGATATCGCAGAACATTTGGATTTATCGGTCAAAAGGGTCTCAGAGCTCATTAGAGATGGCATATTTCCCTCAAAACAGGGTAGAAGCCCACTAAATATAGATGTTTGCAGGGTTGCATATATTTCATACCTCAGAAAACTAGGTGGATATCACAAAAGGTCTGGAACTGGAGACATTGCAGAAGAGAAAACGAAATTAACAGCAGCTCAAGCTAGAAAAGCAGAGCTAGAAGTTGAGGAGCTTGAAGGGCAACTCATACCAGCACAATTAGTGGAAGATACTTGGATAGATTATGTGGCTAATGCTAGAGCCAAGCTATTAGGCTTGCCATCAAGAATCGCACATCAAGTAATTACCACTGATAAATATGCTGAAGCAGAAATAATAATAAAAGAACAAGTGCATGAAGCACTTAATGAGTTGGCACAAAATGGAATACCTCAAAAATATAGAAAAGGTGATTCAGAAGTCGAACCAGACTTGGACTCCACCACCGAATCTTAAGATTAGCGATTGGGCTGATCACTATAGAAGATTATCTCCTGAGTCATCAGCAGAAGCAGGTGCATGGAGAACTGATAGAGCCCCTTATCAAAAAGAAATAATGGATTCATTCAATGATCCTGATATTCAAAGAATTATATTTATGAAATCTGCTCAGGTTGGAGCTACTGAGATTCTTCTCAATGTAATTGGTTACTACATAGACCAAGACCCTGCTCCGATGTTAATTATGCAACCAACGCTTCAGATGGCTCAGGCTTTTTCAAAAGATAGGTTAGCAACTATGATTAGAGATTCTGAGAAGATTAGACATTGTGTTAAAGATGCAAGAAGTAGAGATAGTGGTAATACAGTTTTATCTAAAAAGTTTGCAGGTGGTAATCTCAACATAGTTGGCTCTAACTCTGCTGCTGGACTAGCATCAAGACCAATTAGGATTGTTTTGGCTGATGAGACTGATCGTTATGAGCAATCAGCAGGTGCAGAAGGTGATCCTATATCGCTTGCAACCAAAAGAACCACTACCTTTTGGAACAAAAAGATATATATGTGTTCTACCCCTACAATTAAAGGGCTATCAAGAATAGAAACTGCTTTTGAAGAATCAGACAAGCGTTACTACCACGTTCCATGTCCAGAATGTAATGAGAAGCAAGTATTGAAGTGGAAGAATGTAGTTTGGGAAGAAGATCAGCCAGAAACAGCTAATTATGCTTGTGAGCATTGTGGCTCAGTTATTGATGAGTCTAAAAAGCAATGGATGCTCAAGCATGGTGAGTGGATAGCATCAGCACCTAAATCAGATACAGCAGGATTTCATATATCAGAGCTTTATTCAGTCTGGTCTACTTGGGCTGACATGGCTAAATCATTTCTTGAAGCCAAAAAGAATCCAGAGATGTTAAAGACTTGGATTAATACTGCTCTTGGTGAGTCTTGGGAAGAACAGGGCGAAGCAGTTGAATATGAATCGCTTTTGCAGCGTAGGCTCAACTATGACTACACCACGATTCCAGAAGATGTACTCATCCTAACTGCTGGCGTTGATACTCAAAAAGATCGTTTAGAGTTGCAGTTAGTTGGTTGGGGTAAAAACTATGAAGCTTGGGTTTGTGATTACAAGATATTCTGGGGTGATCCTAATGCACTTAATGTTTGGAATGATCTTGATGCTTATTTGAAGAAAAGATTTAAAACTGAATCTGAAAGATTGATACCCATATCATGTTGCACCATTGACTCAGGTGGTCATCATACCAATATGGTTTATCAGTTTACCAAGCCAAGACAAGCCAGACGTATATTTGCAATCAAAGGTTTATCGCAAGCAGGCAAGCCTATTGCCAATCGCCCTACATTCGTAGGTAAAAACAAGGCTGTGCTCTATGGCGTAGGTTCAGATAGTGCAAAAGAAGCTATCTTCGCTAGATTGTCTGCTGAAGAAGAAAATACAACCCTGCATTTCTGCTCAGACTTAGATGAGGAGTATTTTAAGCAGCTTACAGCAGAAAAACGTATCACCAAGTTTGTTAGAGGTAGGAAAACGCTAGTTTGGAAACAAGTTAGACCAAGAAACGAAGCATTAGATACTTTGGTTTATAACTTTGCATCTATCTACATTCTTAACCCAAACTTTGATGTAATTGAAGAGAAAATGCTTACACAAGAATCAAAACCAAAAGAACCAAGACAAAATGCACCACAAAGAGGAATAAATAGAGGTAATTTTGCTACTTCTTGGAAGTAGTCTAATTTAAGCAAAAATATTGACATTATCTCAATGCACCATAGTGTTAGATGTAGATATATCTAAAACATTTATGAGGTTTTTGCTTGAGCAACGCTTTTGATTCAACAAATTATCCAAGCCAAGTTCCAGTTGAGTTACAACTAGGAGATTTTTGGGCTTGGAAAAGAGAGGATTTATCACAAGATTATCCTGTGGCTGCTTACTCTTTATCTTATGAATTCAATTTAGTTGATGGTGCTACAGTTGCAAACTTTACTTTAACTGCATCTGAGTCTGGCGATGATTACATTATCGAAGAATCAAGCACAGCTTCTTACACAAAAGGAAACTATAACTGGGTTTCATACATAACCAGATCGTCTGACTCTGCAAGAGTTAAGCTAGAAGAAGGTTTTGTTGAGATACAGGATAACTATGCAACTACTTCTGCTTCAGTCAGAAGTCATGCAAAGATTGTTTTAGATGCAATTGAAGCAGTTATAGAAAATAGAGCCACAATGGATCAAAGTTCTATGTCGATAGCTGGAAGGTCTTTATCAAGACTTTCAATAGATGAATTATTAACTTTTAGAGATAGATACAAAGCTGAATATCTTAAAGAAGTTAAACAATTAAGAATTAAAAACAAAAGAGGTTCAGGAAATACAATCAAGGTTAATTTTGGTCGTACTACTGGCTCAACACCTAAGAGCGACATAACATAATGGCTTGGTATAACAGAATCATTGGTGGTGATACACCAAAACAGAAAAAGAGGAAGGCTTATAGAAGAGGTTATACTGGGGCTAACACTGGCAGATTATTTGCAGATTTTGTAACCACATCTACAAGTGCCGATGCTGAAATAAAAGATAACATACGAATCCTAAGAGATAGGGCAAGAGAGTTAGCTAGAAACGATAGCTACATTGCTAGATACCTCAATCTAATGGTATCTAATGTTATCGGTAAGCATGGCATAAGAGTTAGCTCCAAAGCTAGGAACGATGATGGTTCTTTAGACATTGGAGCTAACCTGCTCATTGAGAGGGCTTGGAAGGAATGGTCTCAGGTTGGAAGCTGTACTACCAATGGCAGGTTATCATTTTTAGATTGTCAAAAAATATTTATAGAATCTTTAGCGAGAGATGGTGAAGTTTTAATTAGAAAAATAAAAGAGCCCAATTCTCCATTTGGTTTTCAGTTACAGTTTTTAGAAGCAGATCATTTAGACGAAAATAAAAATGATGTTTACAAACAGACTGGCAACAGAATCAAGATGGGTGTTGAGGTAGACAAAAATGATAAGCCAGTAGCCTATCATTTATACAAAGATCATCCATACAATAGAAATTATTTAAGTCAGAATCAGCACATTAGAGTTCCTGCTGATGAGATCATTCATGCTTATATGCCAAGCAGAGCAGAGCAAACCAGAGGAGTTTCTTTGGTTGCAACTTCTATGGCAAATGTAAAAATGCTCAATGGTTATCTTGAAGCAGAGATAGTTGCAGCAAGAGTTGGTGCATCTAAAATGGGCTTCTTCACTTCACCAGATGGCGATGGTTACGTTGGTGATGGCGAATATGAGGATACCTTCAACCCAACAATGAACGCTCAAGCAGGAGTTTTTGAACAACTACCATCAGGCATGGACTTCAAAGCATTTGATCCTACACATCCTACATCTGCATTTGATTCTTTTACCACCAGCGTACTTAGAAGCATTGCATCAGGTTTAAATATTTCTTATCACTCATTATCTAACGATTTAACTTCTGTTAATTATTCTTCTATCAGACAAGGTGCTTTAGAAGATCGAAGTATGTATCAGATATATCAACAATTTGTAATTGAGCATTTTGTAAATCCAGTATTTCAATCATGGTTAGAAATGGCTATTTCTGCTGGTTACATTAATTTGCCTATGGGAAAATTTGACAAGTTTGCTAGATCAGTAAACTATATTCCAAGATCGTTTGCTTGGATTGACCCACTAAAAGAAATGCAAGCCAATGTTATTGGTTTACAAAATGGAACACTTACATACTCAGATATTTCTGCATCTTATGGCAGAGATACTGAAGAACTGTTTGAACAACATCAAAAAGAAATTGAGTTAGCTAAACAGTATGATATTGAATTAGCTTATCAGCCATTTGGTCAGAAACTACCTGTAGAAGCGAAGATACAGGGTGGAGATGATGAAGATGGCTAGACCAAATGCAGGCATGAAGTCAGAAGCTCAAAAGGGCTTAGACTGGCGTGAAGAATTTGGTAGAGGTGGAACTAGAGTTGGTGCTGTAAGAGCAAGACAAATAGTGGCTGGTGAAAATTTATCAGATGAGACTATTAAAAGAATGTACAGCTTCTTTTCAAGACATGAGGTAGACAAACAAGCAGAAGGCTTTAGTGCTGGCGAAGATGGCTACCCTAGTAATGGCAGAATTGCATGGGCTCTCTGGGGTGGAGATGCAGGTTATAGTTGGTCAAAAAGATTGGTGGAACAAATGAAAAAAGAAGATGATAGAGCAGCTCCAGATGCATTAAGTTTAGGAGATTTTGTAAGCTGGGATAGTGCTGGTGGTAGAGCTAGAGGAAAGATCATAAAGATCGAAAGAGATGGGAAGATTAATATTCCAAATAGCGAGCTTACTATTACTGGAACTCCAGATGATCCTGCTGCATTAATACAAATTTATAGAAGTGGTGAACCTACTGACACTGAAGTGGGTCATAAGTTCAGCACACTAACCAAGATTAATCCCATAAGGGATTTTAACGATTTCAATTCAAATGAATTGGAAGTACATCCAGTAGAAAATACTGAGGAGAAAACTATGTTAAAAGAAGATAGACATATCCTCAGCGTTTCTGAAACTGATAACTCTGTTATCGTTGAGTTTGAGAAACATGAGGATGTAGAAGAGGGTGAAGAAGTAGAAATGGCTGAGGAAGTTTCTATGATGGATCAAGATGAGGAAGAAAGAAAGGTTGTACATATGCCTATGAAATATAGGACTATTGATCTTTCCAGAGCTTCTTATGTTGATGAAGAAAATCGTAGAGTCCGAGTTGGCGTTTCTTCTGAAGAACCTGTTGAAAGAAGTTTTGGCATGGAAGTGCTAGGACATTCTGAAGGTGATATAAACATGGAGTTTATAGCATCTGGGCGAGCACCACTGCTCCTTGATCACGATATGACCAAGCAAATAGGTGTAATTGAAGAATTCAAGCTTGATGAGACAGCAAAAAGGACAACTGCTGTTGTACGCTTTGGAAAAAGTGAACTAGCTCGTGAAGTATATGAAGATGTCAAAGATGGTATTCGCATGAATATCTCTGTAGGCTACAGAATAGATAAACTGGAGCGTATTCAACGTGATGGCGAGGATTATTACAAAGCAAATTGGACACCAATGGAAGTTTCTTCTGTTAGCGTTCCTGCTGATCAATCCAGACTTGTAGGCGTTGGGCGTTCTAAAAATAAACAAACTAAAACTCAAATAGAGGTAATTAA